CAGTTCGCTCCCGAAGGGATGTCTATCCGCATTACAGGCATCAAGGATTATGTGAACAGTCCCTATTCTCCCACTCTTGAAATTTCAAACTCCGTATCGGGCAAGAGCGTTTCTTCGCAGCTCAAGGAGATAGACAATCAAGAGGTCTTCATCGATGACACGAAGAAAAGCATTATCAGTTTCACCAAGCGGCGTTTCCGTGATGCGCTCGAAACGATAGAGCTGCTTGATGACTCCCTGCTTAACTTCTCCGAGAGCGTCAATCCTGTTGCCGTGCAGACAATGGCGGCGTTGATAGGCGATGAGAGCTTGCAGTTCCGCTTCGTCACGAGCCAAGAGGATTTGACGCAGGTCGTTTTCAATATCGCCTACGACCAAGAGAACAAGCAGCTCTCGTGTCCTCACGGTTTCCTGCAACACATGACGCTGGGCATCAATTCAATTTCGAGCAGTCACGGCGACAGCGAATATAAGGTTTGGGAGATGGCGGAATATCTTTCGCCCGTGCTTGACGATGGCACGAAGAAGTATTACCTCTACGCAAAGGTGAGCCGTGAGGACACCACGGCAAAGGGCAATTTTCTGCTTTCCGAGACGGCGATAGCGATGGATGACGTGACGGATTATTACCACCTCCTTGTGGGCGTGCTGAACTCGGAGGATAATGGGGAACGCAGCTATGTGTCGCTGTATGGCTTCACGGAGATACTGCCTGGGCGCATCACCATCGACAGGATTGTCAGCACGGACGGCATCTCGTTCCTCGACCTCTTGAACAACGCCCTGCATCTCGGCAGCTCCGACACCTACCTTGATTGGAACAATGAGGAAGCCGCCACGCTGATTATGAGCAACGCCACAATCAAGGAGAAGCTGAAAGTGCTTGGCGAGGCACTGATTGCAGGGTTCTACTTCTCCGATGAGCAGATACGGTCATCCATGACGGTAGGCGATAACCCTGCTATGTATCTGAACGGCAAGACAGGGAAGATATATCTGCAATCAAATTCCTCTGGCGGCGATTATACGATGATTAGCTCCCTCGGCTCAAAGATATTGCTTGATGCCAACGGCGGGAATATAGAGATTAACGCAAAGGATGCGCCGAACTATTCGACAGGCACTGCCTATATGTCGCCCACAGGGATATTCGCTAACCTTGCAGGGACTAACGGAATGCCATCTTCTTCGGGATATACCCATAGAGGGGCGATTGTCGGATTGGGCTTTGCAAACGTGGATAAATCGACATGGGCGGTCAATGCCGAAGAGACCATTATCGCAGGCGTGTATGGCAGGGCAAGCAATAACGGCACAGCTCCTGCCTACGGCGGTTTCTTCTATAATCTTTTCGCTGGCGGTTTGGTGTTGGGGCGCAAGTGCATAACAGGGTCAAGCGACAGCACCACCTATCTGAATGGCAGCGACACAATGATTATCGGCTACACCTCCGCAACGGCGACCGTCTATCTGCCGTCAAGTCCGACAGAGGGGCAAGTCGTGTTCGTCAAGCAATGGTGGACTGGCAAAATGACATTCAAGCCGATAACGGGACATTCCATTTATGACGATAGCAGCGAGAATGACTATTACGACTTCGGGGAGGGGCAAGGCGGTATGTTCATCTTCACGATAGGATATATCACTTCGGGAGACACTACCACGAAGAAAGAAGCGTGGCTCGTTTCACGTTGGAAATATTAAATATTTACGAATATGACGATATACGGATACATGGAGGACGGCTACCTTAGGGCAAAAGCCATTGAGCCGACCGTAGAGAACTATAAGGATGGCGATGGGAATGTCAAGCAAAAGACCATTTCCGTTGAAGAGCAGATAGAGCGGCTTTCCGAAGAATGGAAGCCTGTGGACGATTTGGATGAAGCGCAGCTGATGAGCGATGATGAGGATTACATAATCATCCCGAAGCCCTATGACGCTGGCGACCACATCGCCTATGAGTATGTGCGGAAGTTCGATGTGCAGAAAATCCGTAAGGAGGTAAGCGAGCTTAAAGACACGCTCTATTCATCGGATTACAAGGTAATCAAATGCTATGAAGCCTCTTTGATAGGTGAGGCATTGCCTTACGACATGACAGCCTTGCATAATGAGCGGCAGGAAATCCGAGACCGCATCAATGAATTGCAGGGCAAGATATAATTTTTTGCCTCATTTGGTGCTTGTTACGCACGAAAATAGATACCTTTGTAAGAAAATTGAATGGCAATGAATAAGATACTTGAATGGCTCAAAGAGAGCAACCGCTGGAAGCACGCCATTGGAGGTTTGCTCATCGGCTTATTTGCCGATAGCGACTATTGCGCAGCCTACGCAGGCGTGGGCGTGGCGGCTACCCTCGAACTCAAAGACAAGCTATGGGGCGGCAAGTGGGATTGGGTGGACTTCGCCCTGACAGTGGGCGGCGTGATTGTCGGACGCTTGATAGGGAGGTTGACATGGGCGGCGTGATGAGTTTTCCGAAAGCCCTCTTTGCCCTCATCGGGGGCGTGGTGGGCTGGTTCGTGGGTGAGTTCCGACCTACGTTCCCTCTGATAATCGTGGCGGTGATATTCATCGTCTATGACGCTTTCACGGCGTACCAACTCGATAAGCGAGTACATAACCGCTATCCCGACAAGGCGCAGCGCAGGAAAGCGAAGTTCACAAGTTTCGCATTCGGCAAGGTCATCAAGCAGACCATCCCCAAGCGGCTATGGCTCATACTTCTTGCCTATCTCGTGGAGCATTGGGTGTTCGTCCATGTCACGATACCGCTCTCATACATCGTCACGGGCGTTATCTGCTTCGAGCAGGCGTGGTCGATAATGGAGAACGAGAGCAGCTGCCGCAACGAGGCGGACAGCCGCTTTTGGCGGTTGCTGCAAAAGATTATGGTTGACAAGACCGAGCGGCACTTTGACATTCATCTCGAAGAACTGAAAGACAGCGGGCGCGTCACGGACGAGCAGATAGAGCAAGCCCGTGAGGTGCTTCGGCGGTTTGAGGAGGCGAAAAAGAAAAAGGAAAGGCAAAAGGAGAATGACGATGAAGATATTGATTGACAACGGTCACGGAAGCGACACCGCAGGCAAGCGGTCGCCCGACGGACGTTTGAGGGAATACGCCTACGCAAGGGAGATTGCAAGACGTTTGGAGCAAGCGTTGCAATCGCAGGGCTACGATGCGGAGCGTATCGTTACCGAGGAGAGCGACATAAGGCTATCCGAGCGGTGCAGACGCGCCAACGCCATTTGCCGCAAGGTGGGCGCACGGAACGCCCTGCTTGTGCCGATACACTGCAACGCCGCAGGGTCGGACGGCAAATGGCACGACGCAAGGGGATGGTCGGCGCATATCTCGCTCAACGCATCGGCATCGAGCCGCGTGCTGGCTGGTTGCCTTATCCGACAGGCGGAGCTTGCGGGGCTGAAAGTGCGCAAGTACTCGCCGCAAGAGCCGTATTGGAGGCAGAACCTCGCCATTTGCCGAGACACCCTATGCCCTGCCGTGCTGACTGAAAACCTCTTCCAAGACAACAAGGATGATGTGGAGTGGCTGTTGTCGGAGCAGGGCAAAGAGACGATAATCGATGTTCACGTCAAGGGGATAATCAGATATATACAATCGCTATGAGGAGGCATATAACCATAACGCTTGCGATTTGCGCCGTTATCTTGCTTCTGACGGCTTGCGGCACGGCTCGCAAGATAGTTCGGCAGGAAAGCCAAGATACGCGCGTAGAGACGAAATATGAGCGTTTCTATATCCACGACACCGCTTACATCGAGATACCGATGCAGACGGCTGAAAAGGTTGTCAAGGACAGCGCAAGCCACCTTGAAAACGAATACGCCGTCTCTGACGCTTGCATCACCACGGACGGCTTACTGTTCCATTCGTTGCAGACGAAGCCGCAGAGGAAGCCCGTGCCTGTTGACAGGACGGTCGAGCGCAAGGACAGCATCGTCTATGTTGACAAGAGGGTCGAAGTGCCTGTAATGGTCGAAAAGGAACTCACGGCGTGGCAGTCGTTCCGTCTGAAATACTTTACGGCTGTGCTGGCGGTGGTGATTGCTCTGCTCGCCTATACGT